CGTCGGACCTGGAATATTTTGTACAAGGTTCCGAAAGCCAATCCGAGCGTACGGGACCGCGTTATGACAGTAAACACGAAGCTGCGATCGGCGGTAGGCAGGGTGGCGCTGTTCGTCGATCCAAAGTGCAGGGAACTAATCAAGGACTTCGAACAGGTGTCGTACAAGGAAGACAGCAACGTAATCGACAAAGACAAAGACCGTCGACGGACGCACTTATCGGATGCGCTCGGGTATTTAGTGTGGCAGGAATGCAGACCGCAGGCGACGATCGGCGAGAGGCCAGAACGGCTGATTTGAGGATGAGATGATAAACATCGATCGGGAACATCCCGAGTATGCCGCTAAGAAAGCGATGTGGAGAAAGTACCGGGACCTGTATGCCGGCGGCGAACAGATGCGAGAGAACGCCTTCGAGTACCTGGTGCGGCGCCACAAAGAGCCAAATGACATTTACGCCGAGCGGCTGAGCCGCGTGTTTTACGAAAACTATATAGGCTCGATTATCGATTGGTACGCGGCTACGCTAATGCGGCGCGAGGCCGCTCTGGTGTTCGACGGCGAGGACGAAGGGGCCAAGGCGTTCTACAACATGTTCGCAGAGGACTGTGACTTCAAGGGCACGAGCCTGGCGGAGTTCTTCCGGCAACGTTTCGTGCAGACGCTGGTGCAGGGACGCAGTTACATCGTCGTAGACTTTCCGCGCGTGCCTGCATCCGCATCCAGCCGGGCGGAGGAAGATGCGCAGGGAAGGTCCCGTGCGTACCTGGTGGATTACTCACCTGAAGAGCTAATTAATTGGAGCCTGGACGATCGGGGCGGCCTGGAATGGGCTGTGATCCGGACATCGTCCCTGCGGAAGCCAAACATTGCGGACAAGGACTGGATCCGCGAGACGCGATGGATCTATTACGACCGTCAGAACTACCAGATATTTCAGAAAGCGAAGGACAAGGAAGTCATCCTGCTGGACGAGGGCTTGCACGGGCTAGCCGGATTGAAGCGAGTACCGATTTTCACGTTGCTGGTGACCGAAGGCCTGTGGTTGATGAACAAGGCAGCGCTCCTGCAACTCGAGCAGTTCAACAAGTCCAACGCGCTGTCGTGGGCATTGACGATGGGATTATTCGCTTCACCCGTCGTGTACTCGGAGCGAGAGTGGAACCAGATCGTCGGGGAGTCATATTTTATTCAACTGAGCCCCGGGGATAAGTTCGGGTGGACGGAACCGGAGGGCAAGGTCTATCAGATCGCCGCAGACAATTTGGAACAGTTGAAGGACGAAATCTACCGGGTATGTTATCTGATGACGCACGCCGGCAGCGCGGACTCGGCGACGGCACCACAGTCGGCCGCCAGCAAGCGGCGCGATTTCAGCATAACTCAGGAAGTATTACGGGCCTACGGGGACGCGGTCAAGGACACGATGAAACAGGTCCTGGGGGCGATAGCGGCAGCACGCCAAGATGGCCTAACCGTCCACGTATCGGGACTGGATGAGTTTGACATCGGTGACTTCGGGAACGAATTAGACGACGCGAGTAAGCTGTTGAGCCTCGGGATCGAGTCGGAGACGCTGAAGCGGCAAGTATTCAAGAAGCTGGCGTTCAAGTTTCTGGCGGACGTTCTACAGGAAACCAAGACACAGATTGCCAGTGAGATTGAGGCTCAGACTTGGGCGAATGATCTCAACCGGCGGAGTTAAGAACCAGAGGAGGACGTAGAGGGAAGCTATGGATGAGGCAGAAGGGACGGACGTACAAGCGATCGTCAAGCAGGCGATTCGGGAGTTCGTGCAGGAACAGCAGGTCAAGACCGAGCCGGCTTATAAGACGGAGCTTCTGGAAGAAAGAAAACGTCGAGAACAACTGGAAAGGCGACTGAACGAGTTAGTGGAAGAGAACGCGCGCAGCCGCCAGGCCGCCGAAAAGGCGGAACGAAGCTCGATGATCCGAGCGGAGTTACAGCGGCTTGGTGTAGCCAAGGTGGACATTGCTTACCGGGCGGTACAGGATGACATAATCCGCACCGAAGACGGGCGGTTGTTGGGGCGGGGCGAGGGCGGCGAGGTGCCGTTGAAGGAGTACCTCAAGGGCTTTGTCAGTGAGAACCCTGAGTTTCTGCCGGCGCGAATCTCCGGGGGATCAGGAGTAACGGCTGCGCACCGGGCGCCGCGCGAGGGCGCAGAGGCGGTGGACCTGGACCAGATCCGGCCGGGGATGAGCGCAGAGGAGATGGAACGCGCGCGGAAGGAAATTCTGCGCGTAGCCTCGCAGAACCTGCGGGGCGTTTAGGTGAGTGACAGGCAGGAATGCCTGATGCTGGGAGAACAGGCATGAGAGCCTGCTCCACTTAGGAGAATAAATGGCAACTATTACGTCAGCGAACGTGGCCAGCGCAATTGTCAAGCTGGTGGCGGCAGACGCACTGCCCGCCTTGGTTGGGAACCTTGTTATGGGTAACCTGGTCAACCGCGATTACGAACCGGTATTGGCACAGGCCGGAGATACGGTAAACATTCCGATACCTCCAGTGCTGGTGGCCAACAACATGGCTGAAGGCTTGCAGGTGCAGCCGCAGAATCCGAACCTGGGGAACGCCCAGATCGTGCTGAATACGCACGCCGAAGCGACGTTTCAGATTCCGGACGTGACGAAGGTGTTGGCGGTACCGGATCTGCTGCAAGTCTACATGCAGCCGGCGGTGGTCGCGATTGCCGAGAAGATCGAAACGGACCTGCTGAACCTCTATGCCGGTTTCACGGCGAACACACCGGTCGGCACGCCGGGCACACCCATCGTGGAGGCTACTATCGACCAGGCGGAGAGTGCTCTGTTCACCGCGAAGGTGCCGGCGTCCGAGCCGAGATACCTGTTGGTTAGCGCAGACACGTATTCACAACTGCGCCAGATCGAGCGCTTCAGCGAATTCCAGACGGCGGGTGAAGCGGGCATGCGAGCGCTGATCGAGGGGACAGTCGGCAAGATCAAGGACTTCTTCGTGATGCGATCGCAGTTTGTGGCGACGACCGGAAGCTCGCCGCTGAGCACGCATAATCTGGCGTTCACGAAGAACGCAATCGGACTGGTAATCCGGCGGCTTCCACAGCCACTCTACGGCACCGGGGCCGTGGCGCACTACGCCGAGATGGGCAATTTCGGCATGCGGGTGGTGATGAGCTACCAGCCGAACACGCTGGCACAGCAGTTCACCGTGGACGTGCTGTACGGCTGCGCGGTCATCCGCAACGGCTTTGGCGTGCAGGTGAACTCATAGAACCGCGGCCGTTGACCGCGGCCACGGGATGCAATCAAGGGGCCGGAACTCCGGCCCCACGAGGAGGCACATGGACTTACAAATTTACTATAGGAGCATCCGAGACGCTGAAGAGGGGATGAAAGATCCTTCGGTCGTGGTGGTAAGCCGGGAGACTCCGGACGGCGGGCGGAGCGGCGTTTACACCGAGGTATCGCGGCGAGTGGCTGCCAAGATGATCGTAGATGGGAGTGCGCGCTTGGCGACGCCGGAGGAATCGGTCGGGTTTTACGAGCAGAAGGCGGAGGCCAAGCAGAAGGCCGATCAACTGGCGGCCGCTTCGCGAATGCAGTTCACGGTAATTTCGCCCAGCGAACTGCGCAAGCTAAGAGGCAGCGTGCCGGCCGGTAAAGAGTAGGCGACCGCGATGGCGTTATTCACGGACGGCATAGCGACGATCCAGGACCTGATGTCGCAAGACTCAGCGATACTGACGACGTCGCAGACGGAAAACATCGATCTGAGCCAGAAGCTGGCAATCGCACAGAATGAGATCGGCATCGAACTGACGACGCTCTTGCAGCGGAGCAACACCTACGATTGGGAGTTCTGGCTACAACCGAATCCGAAGCTAGACAACATCGTGGTGACGCCATCCTTGCAGTTATGGCATGTATTCCAGACGTTGACGCTAGTGTACCAGGACGCGTACTTCAACCAACTCAACGACCGTTATCAGCAGAAGAGGGACGGGTTCGCGCAGCAGGCGAAGTGGGCCGTGGACAAGTTAATCCAGACGGGCATTGGGATTGTTTCGGATCCGATCCCGCAAGCGGCCCCACCGCTGCTTACACCAGTTCCGGGAGGACAACCGGCCATGACGTACTTTGCGTGCGTATCGTGGATGAACGCGGAAGGCGAGGAGGGACAAGCGGGGAATGCGAGTTGTCTCACGGTAAACGCGGGCAACGCGTTAGCGGTGCAAGCGACGAACCAGCCAACAAATGCGGTGAGCTGGAACGTGTTTATCGGGCCATCGGCCACAAGCTTGGTGATCGAGAACGGGACACCCCTGGCCTTGAACCAAGTGTGGGTGCAAGCTGGTCCGCTAAGTAGTGCGGGGCGAGGTCCAGGATCAGGGCAGGCTCCCAACTATTTGCGCGGCTTGCCGCGCGTGATTCAGCGGGGGTAGGCGATGGCCTGGGTGGGAAGCACCGTGAGCGCACAGGTGGTGAGTCTACTGGGCGCACCGGCGGGACTAGGCGCCTGTGTCGCGACGCTAGCGCAAGCCGAGAACCTGTCCGTGCCGCAGATCGCGCAGACCCAAATAGTTGCGCAGAATGCCGCAATCGAACTGACAGAACGAAGCTCGGATGTGACGTATCCGATGATTGCCGTGTACTGCGATAAAATCGTAAACCAGCTCACTGAGAAGTTCCGCACCTTTTCGGGAAAGGCCGTCATGACAATCGAAGTTCGAGTAACACAGGACAGACTGGAGGGGATCGAATCACAGCTCCAGGTGTATGCTGACGCGGCGACCCAGGTTTTGGATCAGAGCCGAGGCGACTGGGGCGAAGGCATGTATTATGCCGGTGGCTATGAGGCGAGCTTCTTGCCTGTGAAGCATGGCGGCCGAAACTTCATTCAAGTAGCTAAAGTGACTTTCGATGTTAGTGTGAGTAACTAAGTATGGCTTCATACATTTCTTCAAATGCCAACCGTTTTTATACGGGATTGGAAAGCAGTTACGGGCAGACCGCGGCTATTACCGCACAGAACCGGTTTCCGGCGGTAAAGCTGAGCGCGAAACATCAATTGGAGAAGACGGACCGGCGGGACAAGACCGGCAGCCGGACATTTCCAGGAATTCCAGCGGGCCTGCGCCGGAAGACCACCTTCGACCTGACGACGTACATGACGAGTTGGGGAGGCGGAGCGGCGGGTCCGTCATACGGGCCGCTTTTCCAGGCTAGCCTTGGCGCGGCACCGGCATTCTTCGCAGGTGGCGTCACAGCGGCCGGTTGCAGCGCGACCACGTTGGTATTCAGCGCACCTCACGGGCTCAAGGCCGGCCAAGGCGTTTCGTGCAGCGGTGAGATTCGGTTCGTGACCACCATACCGAGCAACCAGTCGGTGCAACTGAATGCGCCGTTGTCGAGCATTCCGGGCGCGGGCGCGCAGGTCTCGCCAAGCATTTCCTATTTTCCGGCGACCGAACTGCCCAGCCTCAGCATCTTCGACTATTGGGATCCCAGCAACGCGGTACAACGAGTTCTGTGTGGGGCGGCGGTAGATCGCTTGACGCTGAAGGTCAACAGCGACTTTCACGAATTTCAGTTTAGCGGCGCCGCGCAGGACCTGATCGACAGCTCCAGCTTTGCGAGCGGACTCGGGCAGCTGACAAGTTTTCCGCCAGAACCCGCGCTTGGCGCATTCGATTATTCGATTGTACCCGGGAACATGGGCGAAGCCTGGCTGGGCAGCACACCGAGCGAGTTCTACACGATTACCAGCGCGACGTTTCAACTCAACAACGGTCTCGACACGCGGTCCAGGGAATTCGGCAGCAACCTGCCGCGAGCGATCGCGCCCGGGCCGCGATCGGTCACCGCAGACATTCAACTGTTTCAGCTTGCCGATGGCGCTACGCAGGGGCTGTATCAAGCGGCGCGGCAGCAATCGCCAATCAGTGTTATGTTCCAACTAGGGCAGCAGGCGGGACAAGTGCTGGGGGTCTACTTGATGAGCGTTGTTCCGGTCGTACCGGAATACGACGACGGTGAAAACAGGTTGCAGTGGAAGTTTCACGGCTCGCGAGCGCAGGGGACGACGGACAACGAGATGGTGATCGCGTTTGGATGATGGCGGCATTCGATGGACTATACGAGTTTCGAGACGATTGAATCGAGCCTGGCACCAGGCGTGAGCTACACCGTGGCGAAGATGTCATTCGGCAGGCGAGTTGAACTTACCCGGCGGATAAGGGAACTCGCGACGCGCAAGGAGTTTCTGGCGGCCGGAGAGAGTCCGGATGAAAAGATGGAAGCCGCGTTGCTGGCGTCGGAGATCGATCGACTCTACCTGCTTTGGGGATTAAAGGACGTTACTGGCCTTATGGTGGACGGGACTACGGCCACTCCTGAGTCACTAGCGGCAAACGGACCGGAGGAGCTCTTCCGGGAGGCGCTGGCGGCGGTAAAGGCACAGTGCGGCTTATCGGAAGCCGAAAGAAAAAACTGATTACCGCCTTCCATTTTCAATTCTCGAATCAGGCCGGTTGGGAGTGCGGGAGCTGCCGGAAAGCCGGCTTGGAAGGAAAACGAAACTGCGGCTGGCTGTCAGGACAGGATGGACCGGAGCGAGTGGTCTGGGCCAGGAAGGGTGTGGCTACTACGACTTGTCCCAAGTCGTTCATTACCGGCGAAAGCATGGTATGGCTGGAGGAGTACCTGGTGCGCCGCAAACTCGGACAGAAAGGGATCGACGGGCTGGACGCGCGAGAAGTAGAAGCATTTTTGATTCTGGAGCACGAACTGGCGGAAGAGGCGAAGGGTGTCTAGTAACTCACAGCAGACGATTCTGAATGCGTTCAATCAAGCAGCGGGCCCCAGCGCCAGCAGCGGGAGTGTCGATTCCTTGACCGGAACGCGGTCCCCGCTGAGCACGGAGAATCTAACAGAGGCTTTGTCGCAAGCGACTCAGGTAATCAACGCTCAGACACAGGCGACAAGCGCCAACACCGATGCGCTGGCACAAGAGACGCAGACCAAGTCCAGCGGCGGCGGGGGATCGGGAGCGGCGAACGTCTTCAATACCGTCAGCCAGTTCCTCGGGGGCGGGCTGAGCGTGATGCCCCTGATCTCGCTCATCTCCGGGCTATTCGGGGGTTCTCAGGCACAACAACCAGCGCAACTGGCGCCATACTCAATGCCAGCGGCCCTCAACCTGGAATCGACGACCAACTACCAGAATGTGGTTTGGGGCGATAACGGACTGCCGCGAGCCGCAGGAGCACCGCCAACGACGCCGTCAACGACGCCGTCTAGTGCCGCAACGCAAGTGACAGTTCAAGTGCAAGCGATCGACAGCCAGTCGTTCCTGGACCACAGTGACGAGATCGCGCAGGCTGTGCGGCAGGCCATGCTCAGCATGCATTCGATTAATGATGTGGTGACGGATCTTTGACAGCCATGGCTTCCTTCCCAACGCTTAAGACCGGCGCCGTGATGCAATATCCGGCGAAGAGAACTTTGAAGTTCAATACCAACGTGATTCGTTTTCTGGACGGTACGGAGCAGCGGTATCGCGAAGAACCATCCGTGCTTCATCAGTGGACTATCCAATTGGATCTACTCGATGAAGCCGAGTTGGCGGCGCTGGATCAGTTTTTTGTATCAAGCCAAGGCCAGTTCGGCAGTTTCTCATTCACGGACCCGTGGGATGGCACGGTCTATCCAAATTGCAGCCTGGCGGCGAACACGTACGAATTCGGATTGCAGGAAGAGATGCGGGGAAAGGCATCGGTAATCGTCTCGGAGAACCGGAGTTGACATGCTTTATTTTCCACAACTCTCGTCGGGCGCCACAGGCCAATTTCCGATGCAGCGACAGCGGACGGCCAGGACCGTGGTGAACCGCAGCATTCAGGACTACACAGTGAAGCTCGCGGATCCGGGGGCCGCGGTGACGCAGTGGAATCTGTCGTTTAACGAAATGAGCGACCAGGAACTGGCGGCGCTGGAAGCGCTGTTTCAGGCGGTGGAGGGCAGGTTGACACCGTTCACATTCCTGGACCCATGCGATAACCTGCTGGCCTGGAGTGAGCAGCAAGACCAGCCGGTCTGGCAGGCGGACCCGTTACTGACATTGACCGCAAATATTTCGGACCCACTTGGCGGGACTGGAGCGTTTCAGCTCACTAATCCTAGCGGGGCCACTCTGTTGCTTCAGCAGAGTATCGCGGCTCCAGCGTCACTGAATTATTGTTTAAGCGTCTATGCGCGAAGCAACAGTAGTGCCCGGGTATGGCTGGTGCGTGGCACAGAGACGAACGCAGGCAGTATCAGCACAGGGTGGACACGGTTGACATCCGCCGGGCAACTTGAGAGCAGCGGGGATTCGCTCAGTTTTGGCGTCGCACTGGACCCGGGCAGTACTGTGGATGTGTTCGGGATGCAGGTAGAGGCCCAACCCGCTGCTTCTCTATATAAGAAAACGGCCGAAAACGGAGGGGTTTATTCCAACGTCCGTTTTCGGGACGACACGCTCGTAATCACAACAATCGGCCCGGGCCGCCATTCCTCTAAGGTAAGCCTCGTCAATGTTGAGCATCTATGATCTGAAAGAGCTAGCGGTGACGGATACACCGCTGCTTCTGTTCGACTGTGTTTTGTCGACCGGGCAGGCCGAACATTGGAGCACGCACCAAGTCTCATACAACGGGAACACGTATGCGCCGCGGATAATCAAGCACAACTTGTTCGAGTTGCAGACATCTTCGGACCAGGGAGTGGACGCGATTCCGCGGGTTGCGCTGGTATTGGCGAATGCAGATTCCTATTTTTCTGAAAATGAGCGCGCTATCGGCTGGAAAGGAGCAGCGCTCACAGTACAGTTTCTGTTCTACAACCTTCTCGGAAGCGCCGCGACGTCCGATAGCGCGATATTGTTTCAGGGCATCGTGAACCCGCCGGATGCCAGTACCGAGTCGTACTTTCAGCTTTCGGCCGTCAACCGCATGAACATGCAGCGCGTGCTGCTGCCGGAGGTCCGAATTCAACGGCGATGCCCTTGGCTGTTTCCATCAAACGGCCAGCAGAGGCAGGAGGCGGTTTCCGGCGGCAGCCTCGGCGAGTATTCGCATTTTTACCGCTGCGGGTACTCGGCGGATATGGCAGGCGGAGCGGGGAGTCTCATTGGCGGAGCGCCTTACACTTCCTGTTCATACACGCGCACCGATTGCGAGGCGCGAGGCATGTTCAGCGGTCCGGGGCGATTTGGCGGCATCGAGTTTGTGCCATCGTCCATCCTGGTCCGCAGCTATGGCGAACGCGGCCAACACTACTCGCCAGTAGACGACAACGAGGCGCGATACAACGACTTTGTGCCACTGCTGTACGGAACGGCGTGGTTCACACCACCCGTCGTGTTCACGCGGAACGACGGCAACCTGACGCACATGGAAGTCCTCTTGGGGATGGGGCCGATTCAAGATGTGCAAAAGGTGCTCGTCAACCAGATTGAGATTCCAGTCGGGCAGAGCGGCAAGAACATGACGGCGACGGGCTGGTACAACGTGATCAGCCTGGGAGGCCGAAACGGCGCGTTCGACCCGGACTTTAAGGACGCCGCCGGAAATCCAGCCGGCGATCCTTTCGGAAGCATGGCTTACCTGTCGGTAGTGGTGCCGAACCAGATCAATGACGGCCAGTCACTTCCAGTTGTCAAAGTCCTCGCCGACGGGCTTCAACTGCCGACCTA